GAGGAGGGACCACGCCGAAGAAGCACGCATACACGGTATTGTCCGTCCATTTTAGGAAAAAAAATTTTCGGGGGGGGTGGGGTAGGGGGGCGGGTGATCGCTCGTCTCGCTCGAAATACGAGGGTTCTGCGGGGTTTTGTTTGGTTTCGGGGGAGTTCGTGCAACCTCGATCCCTCACTTGCCTTTGTGCGATGGCCGCCTAGCGTAGCTTGCGGTCGGCTTGTGTAGTACGTGGGAGGCGTAGAGGTAGAAATGTCCACTGTGTCCAACAGGACATTTTTTTACAGACGTAAGTCCTTGCTACATAAGCGTTTAAACTAAAGGACATATATAGAGTGTTTTTAATGTTAGACCCTAAGACTATGTACTATTTTACACCACCTATCATTGGGTGGCAGTACATAGTTTAGGGTGCTAAGGTGAAACAGCGTAAAGCGTCCTCGCAATACACTGCCGACAAAGGTTTCACCCCGCAAATTACCGAGCGAAGTCCCCCATCAAAAAATGTCCGTTCTCGCAACAGTTGACATTCCTTAGCTCTGCAACGGTAGCGAGGTCGGCGGTGCCGTGTGCAGGGCAGTGATGGTTGTGTGGTATCGGGGTTTCCACGAGCTCGGCGAACCCAGACATTATGTCATAATATCAGTCTTTCCCCTTGTGATAATGGCAGGATAATGGTCATATATTAGTAAGAGAAAAAACAGTTTAAACGAGTCTTAGGCCGAACATGGACTGACCTCCAGACGACAAGCAGTTTCTCTCTATAGAACTGTGGCAGGCACGAATGACTCATTGGGCAGTGAGGCTTACGAGCCCTCTGGCGGGTTAGAGCCTCCGGCTAAAGACCGAGCTCCCCGCCTGCCCAGTCTTACAAAGTGACAGACTAGGGGGATACCCCGAACAGCCGAACCCTCCAGCGGCCTGTCTGTTTTTTGAACTTGGGGCTTTGGATAAGGTGGTTTAAATGAAAAGTGAAGAAGAGATTCGAGAGGCTGCGAAAGCAAAGTCTTCCGCAATTAAAGCGGGACAACGCCTTAAGCATGCTATCCCAGAATGGAAGTCCTCTGTTCGCGTTGCCAAAAACATATACTATACCAACCAAGGCAGATACAGAGTTAAGTACAAAGGTACTTGGCTTGGCTCTTTCTATACCCTTGAAGGTGCAAAAAGCGGGCTGCAAATGGAAAAAGATAAATCTCTACTTATGCAAGTTAACCAAAAAATAGAAGAGCTCAAGAGTTTATTTGATCAAGAAGAAGAAGAACTTCAGGAAGCCTTGTCTTTTCTCCGCGACAGAAAGCGTAAGGAATTGGACGCACTTTGCTTAGAGGCAGGATATCTCATGGAACAAATTAGCAACACCTAGATTTTTAGAATTATATTCGGAGTACGTAAATGCGGAACAAGTTACTTACAGCAGTTCTTCTAGCTTTAGCCTTATCAGCTGGCTGCTCATTTAACGCAGGGATTACTCGCGGAGATGAGCCTCGCACCGTACTTTTCGACAGAGACAACATGCGGAAAGCTATGGGGTCTACAGTCCGAATCAGGGCTTACAACTCAAAGGGTACGATTCTATGGATGGGGTCTGGCAATGTGTATAAAAAAGAAAACAATAGGCTTTATATACTTAGTAACCAGCATGTCTGCAGTAACCCAAAAGGAAGAATTACTTGCGAGTTTGTAGTCGATGGGAAAAGACTAGGGGAATACAAAGCACGCACCGACCTTTGCGTACAGGAAAACGGAGTCGATGTTGCCGTAGTCTCTCTACCCCAAGGCGATACACTAAAAGACGTTCCCGCTGTACCTATAAAACTGGATGAGGTAAAAATTGGCGATGAAATGTTCCACTGCGGGTGCGACAATGGCAGGCCACAAAACTCTCAGCTGGGTGAAATACTAGACGTAAGTACAAATCATTTCTTGTTTTGGCCTTCCGCTTACGCAGGCGACTCAGGATCTGCAATCGTACAATTCGATCAGGAGGGATCGCCTTACATAGTAGGGCTAGTAGCATGGCAGACAGGCTACAAAGGGGAGTCCGTGGGGATGGCTATGAAATCAAAAGTTGTTCTGGATGTGTTAAAAGGTGGGAACATCCCAGAGTTACCTGAAGCTGGAGACGTACCACCTTCTTCTCTTGAATCAAGAAAGCTAATACAAGGTCTACTCGAAAAGCTGCGAGAGCTCAGGGAAGAGACCCAAAGAGAAAGAGGGCTACTGCTAGACAGACTTTCTAAAATCCAAACAGAAACTGAGCTCCAAAAAACTGAAGTACAATTATTTAGGGACAGATTCGATAGATGGAAAAAAGACACAGAAGATAATTTTGGGCAAATTGAAGATAAAACCGAAGGACTGCAAGATAGAATATTAGGTCAATTCACTGTAATAAAGCAGATGATTGAAATAGCGAAATGGTCTTTCTATGCTTTAGTAGCCGCACTACTCGTAAGTATATTTGCAGGCCAAGGATGGTTAACTAGAGTCATAGTTACAATATTTAAAGTAGCGTTTAACTGCGTGAAAGGTTCGGTAGCAATTATATTTGACGCTATCAATACACCAATTAAAAAAACCAATAGTCCATCGGAGGCACTGGACAATCTCAGAGAGGAGATTGAAGATGCCTTTGAAGATGACTCCCCTGACTAAAGAAAAAATTCAAGCGGCATACCCCCAAGGAATAGTTGGAGTGTATGCCATTGGTTTTAGGGAGTGGCCTAATTTAGTTTACTTTGGGTCAAGTAAAAACATCAGGGCTCGCTTACTAAGCCATGCCAATGCACTTAGAAAAAACAAACATAAGAACCATAAACTTTCGAAACTATATCCAAGATACAAAGGATCATGTTTTTGTGTACTCGTAAAAGAGTGCGTTTCTGAAGACGAAGCACGTAACCATGAACAGGTGTGCATCGACTTTGACCCAAGAGGAAAACTTAACGTAGACAAGTCAGTCGTAAGATACACAAGAAAGAGAAACTAACATGGCAAACTACACAATCACTTCAGGTAGCGTATCAATTGCAGAAGCAACGGCACGCCCTTCAGTTGTACAGGTTGGCGAAGCTGTTACAGAAGGTCAAGCCCTATACCTTAAAACATCAGACAGCAAATATTACAAAGCAGATTCTACTTCAGCTGCTAAAGCATCGGTGGTAGGTATTGTAGTTTCTCCCGCCTCTACAAATGGCTACGCTTTAATCCAAAGCAATAAAAAAGTGGTCATCGGCGCAACAGTCGTAGCCGGAGATCCAATCTATTTAAGTGCTACAGCTGGAGGCGGAAACATCTGCCCGCACGCCGACCTAGCCTCCACGAACTATGTCACGCAAATTGGACATGCAGTTAGCACTTCAGAAGTTTTAATTGACATTACGGCACTTGGAGTTCAGGTAGCCTAATAAGGAGTAGGCCACATGAACGGTTATGACACAGGAGCCGACAGAAAACAGAATTTAAGACGTAGAGCCCAAGACCTTGCGAATTGGGATTACTACGAAAGAATAATTAAGAGGCCAGACAATCTCGACAGAAGGCTAGAATGCTCTAAGAGTTTTCAAACTTTTTGCGAAACCTACGGGGCTGAATCATTTAGCCTTGCTTGGTCTCCAGCTCACCTTGAGTGTATAGAAAAAATCGAAGCATCTACACTTAAGTCGGAGTCTTTCGCACTTGCTTTACCTCGCGGATCTGGAAAGTCTACACTGTGTCATTGGGCTATGATTTGGTCTCTACTTAACGGTCATGTTGAGTATGCGTTATATGTTGCTGCAGACAAAGGAGCTTCTAGTGCTCGACTCGGCAACATTAAAACAACTTTGAGATTTAATGAGCTCTTAGCAGAAGACTACCCAGAAATAATCCAACCCATTAAATGGTGTAACGGAGAGGCGAGAAAAGCTGGTGGTCAGATGTTCCACGAAGAGACGACTGAAGTTCGATGGGGCTCGGATAGGTTAATATTCCCCACGCTGCAAAAGTTTGAAGATTATGCACCGTGGATTGAAAATGTAGGGAATGGCTTTGGGGGCATACTCGACTTCGCATCTATGGAGTCTGGGCTGAGAGGTAAAGCAATAGAGAAGCCTGACGGAAGTGTAATACGACCCCAGCTCGCAGTAGTAGACGACCCGCAAACCAGAGAGTCTGCAGCAAGCCCCGCCCAAGTAAAAAAGAGAATGGATATCTTGGCCGGAGACATTGGATACCTAGGATCACCTGAGCGTCCTTGTGGAGTTTTAGTCCCCACTACAATTGTCTATGAAGACGATTTATCGGATCAACTGATGGATCATGAAAAAATGCCACAGTACAAAGGTATACGATACGGAGCTCTAGACAAGATGCCTTGGGAAGAAGCGGACACCCCAGAGGAGGAGCAAAAAATTACTGACTGGTGGGAAAATGAATACAGAGAAGTCAAGCGATTCGACTTGCTAGATGGGACTAATCACGCAAACAAACTATACGAAGATAACAGGCATTGGGCGGACGGTAAGACCAAGGCACTTTGGGAAGAGCGTAAAAACGAAGACGAAATAAGTGCCATACAGAACTGCATGAACCTTTACCTTAGAGACCAAGAAGCGTTTTTTGCCGAGTTCATGAACCAGCCCTCCCCTGTTCAGATAGGGATGAAGGTTAAACTCAAAACAGAAGATATCCTTAACCGTCAGATTAACATCAGCAAAAATACAGTGCCTGCCGGTTTTGATTGCATAACTGTATTCGCAGACATATCAATGAAATGTCTGTGGTACTCGATAGTGGCATTCAAAAAAAATTCATTTAAAGGCCACATTATGAATGCAGGCGTATGGCCTGACCAAAGCAAAACATATGTCACTTTAAGTGGCGTAAAGAGAACTATCCACAACCGATACCCAGACCTTGAGTACTCGGCTGCGTTAATCTCTGGGCTAGACGATTTTGTGACAGAAGTTCTCAGCATTGATTTTAAAGACGAAGCAGGAAACTCAGTAAACGTAAATGCAATCGGCATTGACTGCGGGTGGGGATCAGAGCACGAAACTGTACTTCAATTTTGCAGAAGGCATGTGCATAAGCGAATGCTTTTTCCAATGAAAGGCTGGGGTTCTACTCCGCTAAAGAAGCCCCTCGTAGACCCAGAAAAAAAGCATAACGTACCTTGCTCGTTAGCAGGTCAATGGAAAATGTCTCCAAATCAGTACGGCGTAAATTTAATTATTTCAGACTCTAACATGTGGAAAAGCCGAGTCGATAATGCTCTTAGAGCTCCATTGGATTCTGGGTCTTCCCTGTCAATTTACGGGGGGAAGGACGCAAGAGGGCGAACCCCAAATCTTCAGATGCTTGCAGAGCAAATGACAGCCGAAGAAGGTGTTTTGGTTGAGGGCGGAGGACGGAAGATAGAACAGTGGAAAGTTAGTGTCGTTGGCAGAGACAACCACCTGTTTGATACAGTCGTAGGGTGTTACGTCCTTGCCTGCGTAAAGGGAGCTGAAGTCCAGAACGATGTTATGTCTCAGAAACTGAGAGCAAAAAAGAGAAGAAAGAAGCGGAGGCGTTATGTCCAAGAATAGCTGTCTTAAGTGCGGTGCAAAAAAGCACACAAAACTAGCACCACCTGTGACCAGAGACGGGACAATACCTGACAAAGTGCAGAGAGTCCGGTGCGACAAATGTGGGCAGGTTAGATTTAATGTATTAAAACCTCGGAAGACGAAGGAAACAAAAGATGGGTCACATAGCAATAGTATCCCCGCAGATAGTTGATTCGACTTCTATCGGTCGCGATATATTAACAGCCGCAGATCAAGCCGCCGTACAAACTATCGTCGGCACTTCCGGTGTAAATGTCGCCGCCGATTACGTGTGGACTGGAGATCACACGTTTGATAAGACCGTAGTGCTTAAATCATCAAACTGGGATAGCGTAAATGGCATAATCAATCAACCTAGCATTTCAGGCTTTACGTTTTTAGCTTTCAACGGCAGCAACGTATTCCGAGCGTCTGCGATTGACTTTATACCAATGTCAAACAACACAAAGGCATTGGGTCGTTCTGACTTACGCTTTTCAGATGTTTTTGCAGTCGATGGAAATTTTTCAGGAGACGTTTCGGCAAATGCTTTTTCTGGTGACGGATCAGCCTTAACAAACCTACCCGCATCAAACCCATTTAACCAAACGCTTAACACAACCGATGACCCTACTTTTGACGCACTGACTGTGACCTCCGTCGCAGGCGATGGAAGTGGTCTTACCAACCTTCCCAATCCGTTCAACCAAACGCTCAACACAACAAGCAATCCCACTTTTGCTGCGTTAACAGTTACCTCTGTCGCAGGAGATGGAAGTGGGTTGACTAACCTCCCGTCGAGTAACCCGTTCAACCAAACGCTTAATACAACAAGCAATCCCACTTTTGCTGCGTTAACAGTTACCTCTGTCGCAGGAGATGGAAGCGGTCTTACTGGAGTTCCAGCAAGCAACTTTTTCAACCAATCATTAAATACAACCGATGACCCTACTTTTGACGCATTGACTGTAACCAGCGTTTCCGGCTCGGTAACAACTGCTTCAATAACGTCAGTCGGCAATATTGTGACGACCGTTCCTAGCAGCGGGCAGCTGCAGTTCTACTACGGTGCAAATCCAATGTACCTAGCTTCAGCGACCGAGTTTCGACCCGCTGGAGCGTCAACACTTGTCGATCTTGGAAGCTCGACTAGACGATGGAACAATGCCTTCTGTGTCAATGGTTCATTTACTGGGAACGTCATCGCTGAAACCGGATCAGTTTTAAAAGTGTTTAACTTAGGCACTGAAGGAGACGATCACTTAGAGTATTTGCAGGGCAGGTGGATTGCCAATGACTTCTACCTCGGAACAAAAAGTCTAGGCGATGGGGTTGCTCGATCTATTTACTTGCAGCACGACTCGCAAAACAGAGTTTTCATTGGGGCTTCCGAGGTTAAATTTTACCGCGCAATTCAGCCCTCTACCAATGGAACTATTGCTTGCGGAGACTCCAGCTTAAAGTGGTCAAACGTCCACTCAGTCGCAGGAACATTCACAGGCGATGTATCGGCAAATGCTTTTACAGGCGATGGTAGCGGATTAACAAACTTACCTTCGCCCACTGTAGCAAACGACTCCATTGACAGCCAACATTATGTTGACGGGTCTATCGACACAGCACATATTGGCGACGATCAAGTAACCGCCGCAAAACTGGCAGACACCTCGGTAAGTGCGGGTTCATACACGAACGCAAGTATCACGGTGGACGCTCAGGGCAGGTTGACGGCTGCTTCCAGTGGCACTGGTGGTGGCGGTGGCATTTCTGACATGAGGCTGAAAGATGACATATTTAATCTGGAAAACTCATTAGATCGGGTTATGAAAATCTTTCCAAGGAGTTTTGTCTGGAAAGATGGATACAGCAATGTCCACGACAACAAAGGAAAAGATTTCGGGTTTTTAGCTCAAGAAGTAGAGATTTCAGAACCAACTTTGGTGGGCAAGCACATGGACTATAAAACTGTCGAATATGAAAAATTTGTCCCGCTATTGGTTGGTGCAATAAAAGAGCTAAAGATAGAGATAGAACAACTAAAGGGGAGCAAAAATTGAACGAAAACAAGCAGCATCTTCAAGTACTTTCAATTCAACTTGAAACTCTCGCAGAGCTAGAGTCTGTCAAGAAATTCTTAACGCTACAGCAGAAGGCTCAGATGCTTTCGCAACTAATTAAGAAAGATGAGGAATCAAATGAGCAAATATGAAGTACTACCAAGCAGCCCAGATGCGGCTGGTCAACTTAACGACATCCTAACTCGCGCAGACCGTGAGCTAAAACGGCAAATTCAGTCTTGGATGCAGCAAGTTGACATTTGCTGGTGTTGCCCTGTCACTCATGGCGACTCGGCTCGATCTATGGAAGATATGCAGGCCATTATCGACTCAGATTTTGAAAAGTTTCAGATGCTACTCACTGACAGTGCCGCACAAGCAGCACACTTTATGTCGATTGACAGAGAGGCTTTTTTAGAAATGACTGAGCCACGTCACCTTACTGAAGGTGCATACACTTGGGCAGAGGGGGAATTGACATTAGTATCATTGCGACCTGAGTGGGACGCACCAGCAGAAGAGGCTTAATCCGATGGCGACACAGTATGTAATCGCAACAGGAGCTGCGAGCAGAACATTAACTGCAAAGCTCTACAACGTGTCAACGTCTGCCGTTGTTTCTACTGCTACTGTAGTTGCTGAAGACGTAGCCGCGACTGGAATATACCGCTGCACTTTCTCAGAGTCGTCGGCTCTTACGGGCTCCCACAGAATAGTTCTTACAGACAGTGTTGCGGGAGTATCTATTGCGGTGTGGAATGTTGTCCTGACAGGCACTGACCTAGAGGTTATACAAGCAGCAGAGTTTGCTAACGTCACAGGTGCTGGGGACGCTACCGCCGCCTCACAAGCCGCAATATTAGCAAAGATCACCCCCATAACAACTGTATATACAGCACAGCCTGCAAGCGAGATAATAAACTTAATACGAGGCGATGCCTATGACGGAACATCTAACGCAAAACTAACATGGACGGCCTCGAAAAGCGTACATGGGCAGACAGCAAACTTCACTATCAGGGACGGTAAGGATGCAATTATCCTTGACCAAGACACGACTGGTGTTACAGCAACTGCTACGGGGAGCTCGGTTGAAGTATCCTTATCTACGGCAGCAACTAAGTTATTAGACCCTGCCGTTTCAATGTTTAAATTTGATGTTGAAATTCAATTTTCTGCAGACTCACGATGGACGATTATTAAAGGAAACGTCTACGTAGAAAGCGACGAATCTAGATGATAAAAAAACTATTATTAGTATTATTGTTAATCGGGGCATCGGTTAGTTCACTTAAAGCAGATATTTTTGACGAATACCTGCCAGCCGCCAAAGAAAGCCTCAGAAGCAAAAAGACGCTAATAGTGGTCATAGGTGCTGAAAATTGGTGACATACGTGCGTAAGATTTCAGTGTGAAATTAAAAGAAACCCTTCGGTTGCAGCTGGCGTGAACCTTGCATTTGAAGAGTACGACACCGAGTGGGGGAAAAAACTATATTTAGGGAGAACAGTCCCTGCTCTAATTAAATATAAGTGGGACGGCAAGCAATGGAAAAAAATTGTTCGCATTGGCTATTTGTCACAGAAAAATCTAAAAAGGTGGATAAATGAGTAGCAGGACACAGGCTGACATAAAGCAAGCTATTTCTGACCTAGAGACACTGCTTGATTCAGCGACGAAAATGGTGACGCAAGACGGCGAAACTGTACAGTTTGACCTAGAAGCTGCTAATTCACGATTGCGAGACCTACAAGCAGAGCTTGCTCTTTTGCAGGGGAAGAAAACAAGACGACCTTTATTCAACCGAATTGATTTAAGCTAAGGAGACCTGTTATGGATTGGCTCGACGATAGCCAAGGCGCGATAGACTTCGGCTATGATGCCACAGAGTCAACCAAAAACCGCAAGGCTCCTAGACGGAAACTTCGGCATGAAGATGAGCACCTAACTAGCAACGGAAGAAAAAACTTACTCGGAACTACTAGAGACCTCAGAAGAAATGAGATTTCTGCTAGGTGGGTTTTACGTAAGCACATTGACTTTGTCGTAAAGCATAATTTTCAACCCAACACAGGCAGGGAAGATCTTGACTCGGAGTTGAAAAAGTTCTACTCAATGGCCGCAAAAAAGGAAAATTTTGACGTAAGCGGTCGCTACAACCTTGATAATTTTATGCGTATTTTAGAGGCTGCAAGAGTTATTGATGGTGACATCTATTGTGTCAGGCAGAGAGGCGGATACTTACAGCCTATCGAGGGAGACCGGATTCGACAGCCCACAGAAAAAAGTGTTGGAATAACACCGTCCAACGGCTATACCACAGGATACCTTCCTGACTGGTACTGTGGGGTGAAAGTAGATTCTACCGGAAGGCACAAACAGTATGCAGTCCATAAGAGGCACCAGACTGGGTTTGAGTTTGAAAGATTTATTTCCGCAAAGAAAGTTATTCCTTTTGGGTTTTGGGATCGTTTTGACCAGACGAGAGGAATCTCACCACTAGCCTCTGTCATAAACAAAGTTCAAGACTTGAACGAAAGCTATGACTACGCACTTGCAAAAGCAAAAGTTGCACAGCTTTTTGCTATGGCGATTACTAGAGAAGCTAAGATGGGATTAGCAGACGATGACGACGATAGGTCAGATTCAGATGCGAGCTCGGCAGTAAACTTTGACAAAGGTGCTATGGTTCTCGACCTTGACGAAGGTGAGGACGCTAAGTTCCTTGCATCGGCAACCCCAGAGACCGCCACTCAGGACTTCTGGAAAGATATGCTGGCTCAAATATGTAAGTCGCTGAATATACCCTATTCTTTCTGGGACGAAAGTTACACAAACTTTAACGGCTCTCGGACAGCATTGATTCTCTACCTTAGATCTTGCGAGCAAGACAGGGAAGCACAGGTTGCTTTCAGGAACGACTGGTTTAGCTGGAGGCTAAAGATTGGAATCCTAAAGGGTGAAATTCAACTTCCCGTTGATTTCCAAATAGACCCCTCGCAATGGATGTGGATTCCAGATGGGCTTCAATATTGGGACACACTAAAAGAAGCATCCGCTGACGAGAAGTTAATCAACATGGGACTTAGGACACGAACTGAGATTAGGCAAGAACGATACGGGGATGAGTGGACAGATGTGGCAAAAAGATTGGCAGAAGAGAAGGCTTTAATGCAAGAGCTTGACATTCTTCCTGCTGACATGCAGCCTCCCTCTGAGCCACTACCTGAGATTGTTGAAGTACCCGAAAAACAGAACCAGAAAAAGGAAAACGAAGATGGCGAGTAAACCCTACACAAAGCCAACTATATTCAGAGCCGGAGTGGTCAAGGGATTTGACACAAAACCGGAACTCAGCCGAGAAGGTGGCGAGTTCGGTGCTGGCTACATAAAAAACTTTGCAGTCATTACTGTAGGCGAGGCTCTAGGCCACGGAGCTTGGGTTGACAACGAGTTTGTTGAACAAGTGGCACAAGAGTTAGCCAAAACTAAAAAAGGCGTTAAAAGCCGCTACACGCATCCCAATCAATGCGGAGACAGCTTAAGCAAAGGTCTTGGGAGGGTGTTCTACAGATCAGACGGTGCGGGCAAGGTGCGAGGAGACCTCCACTTCTGGAAGGCGGCTCACAAGACACCAGACGGCGATCTGGCGGGCTTTTTGCTAGATATGGCTGAGGATGACCCAGAAGCATTTGGAGCGTCTATCAGCTTTATGAGAGACCCTGAAGCTGAAGAGCTATTTGCAATGCAAAACCCTATCTCTCCTGACCGAGAGAATGAAAATAACTATCCACATGTCAGACTGGGAAAGCTACGATTCATAGACATTGTCGATGAGCCAGCTGCCAACCCAGACGGATTGTTCCATCGCGGAGGCGAAGTAGCCAACGCTGAGTCAATCATGGAATATGCTCTAGGCATCCGAGAGGATCGCCCTTCTGACTGTGACACAATATTCGGAATTGAGTCTGATAGACTGCTCAATTTTGTTTCTACCTTTCTTAACACGCGAGGATTACAAGTCGTGAAGATCAATTTTGAAGGCCAAGACGAGCCTATCGTCGAAGATCAGCTTTCTGAGGGAGTCGTCGAATCTATTGAAGAAGCACCCGCAGAAGAAACATTTTCAGAAGGAATATCTGCGGAAGAACTTGAAGAAGAGTCTAAAGAAGAAGTTGTTTCTGAAGAGTTTGGCAAAAAAGCAGCAGAAGAAAAAGCACCTAAAAAAGAACCTGAAGCAGAGAAACCAGAAGTGGTTGCGGACGGTGCTTCACCGGCTGCCAAGTCCCCAAAAGACAAAGGTCATTTTAGTAAAGAAGAGCTCGGCGTATTCATTGAAAACTTTGGTAAGGATCTTGGGGTAGATTACTTTATGAAAGAGATGGATTTTAGCGAAGCACAATCTCAGTTCATCTCTGCACAGAAAGCACAGATTGCAGAGTTAAAGCACGCACTTGAGCTTTCAGAGCAGACAGAAAATTTACCTTTGTCTGGCAACAACGGCGAAGGCGACATTCAAAAGGGCAAAGGGTTTAAAGTAAACTTTGCTTAACACAAACTAACTTTTAGACCTCCTTCCGTGAGAGGTCTGTTTCTATTATCCTAATAAGGAAAACTACTGATGGCGAACGATTTTTTAAGCGTGGCGGACATGGTTAGCGATGCCTACGATCTTAGCGGAAACGAACTTAGCGAAGTTCGTGCTGCAGCACCCGTAATTGCTGCTCTTCCAGCAGTTCCAGCATCCAACGGAACTCAGCATAAATACTCAGTAATGAGTCAGCTGCCCGTAACGGGATTTAGGGGAGCCAACGCAGGCAGAGATTTCGATCATTCGATTGACCGAATTGATTCAATTGACCTTAAGATCCTTGACTGGAGTTGGGCAGTTGACAAGGCAGTCAGTGACGCATCTCGAATGGGTCGAGAGGCTATGGTACAGCGTGAAGGCCGACGACACTTGGCCTCCGCAATGTTTAACCTAGAGAACCAGTACATCAATGGAACTGGTTTCAATGCGGCTGGGTTTAACGGTCTTGCTGACAGTGCCAACCTAAACGCAGTGGCCGATGACATGGTTATTAGTGCTGGAGGCACAACTGCCTCAACCGGATCTTCTGTGTACTTCCTTCGTCGGAACGAAGCAGAGTGTGCGATTGTATTCAAAGGCGATGGAATGCCATTAACACTAATGGACACTGTCACACAGAACTTCACTGACGGCTCTGGACTTAACTACCCCGCATACTACACTGGCGGTTGCGGTTGGTTTGCTGGACAGCTAGGTGCCTTGTACTCTGTTGCACGAATTTGCAACTTGACCGAGGACAGCGGGAAAGGTCTTACGGACGATTTGATCTACGAAGCATTAGAGAAATTCCCTGCTGGTGGAAAACCAGATTTGGTTGTCATGAACCGACGATCTCAAGAGCAGCTCCGAAAATCTAGGACTGCCACAAACGGAACAGGAGCACCTGCACCGATTGTAGAAAGCGTGTCAGGAATTGAAGTCATAACAAGTGACGCAATTCTTAACACCGAAGCATTGGTTAGCTAATCATGAGCAACCCAGCATACCGAGCCTACAGAGCCGGTAGGGTTGCTCAGAAAAGACTCCGAGGCGTAAAGGTAACTGTGAGCAGAGGCATAAACACTTCTGCTCCTTTTACCGTTACGGTCGGCTTCTCTGGTTCAGTTACTTTCGATGCTGAAGGTAGTCAACTGTTTGCAAAAAACAGAGACTACATCATTGACGTTTCAGATTACAATGTCGGTGGGGATGCTGTAGTGCCTGCGAAATATGACGTAATTACAGAAGTAATTAACGGGGTGTCAAAAACATTCCAAGTCGTAGAGTCAAATGGCGATGGCGTTTCGGAAACAGCAGATGCGAACATGACAGTTTGGCGAGTACATACAACGGAGATCACCTAATGGGAGTAGCAGTAAACCTGACAGATGCTGTCACAGCAAAACTACAGGCAACCACTTTTGGTTCGGCTACTGTTGAGAGGCAGCTATCCCCAAAGTTGACCCGAAAAGAAATGGGTCAAAAAATTATTGTGTGTTTGCAAGGCAAATCATCTGTTGAGCAGGATCGAACAGGAGACTGGATCGAGTATCGGATCGGTGTCGGACTTAGCTATCCACTTAACTCTGTCGCAGACCAAGAAGCAGGGCTAAACATGGCGGAAGATATTCAAGATTGGTTACTGGGTATGGCTAATAGACGTTTAACAACATCAGACGGAGAGTTCTGTTTAGTTCCACCGTTTGACATGGACACCGTCTTTGACCCAGAGCAAGCCAATGAAACGGGTGTCATGTTTTGCATTACAAATTTCAACTATCGTTTTTATAAAGACAGGACTTAACTATGTCATGTACAGGTTTTGACGGATCACTAGCTATCGGATCAGCCGATGCTACGTTGACCGCCACAGGGACTTGGACAGCAGTAGGCGGTTCCAAGGATGTTAACGCGACTATCTCTTCAGATAAAGCCGACACCTCAACCAGAAACTCGGTGTTCAAAAACTATATTGCAGCTGGCTTAGATTGTGAGATTTCAGCCACAGTTCAATACGATTCAACTGACACAACTCACTCTACAATTAGGACAGCATGCCTTGCACGCACCAGACTTACGGTCGCGTGCTTAGACGGAGCAGTTGCTGCCACCTCACAAGGTCTCGCATTCGACGGATACGTATTCTCGAACGATATCGCCCAGCCTCTATCTGAAGGTCAGACTTACTCTGTAACTTTCAAACCTGCAGAAGCTGGTACAGTTCCAACATGGGTTACATTAGTATAAAGGATTAAATTATGACAACCGTACCAGTAGGCTTTGACGGCCTTCTACAGTTTTCTACAAACCTAAATGCAAACCCATCCTCTGCTACAGGCTTGGCGGACATTGCAGGCGCAAGAGACGTTAACGCAACTATCTCTGTTAACTCGGCTGAGGTTACTGACCGAGATTCGAGATTTAAGCGGTACTGCCCTTCAATGATTGAATGCGAAGTAACCGCTACCGTGACCTACAAGGCGGCTACAAAGGCATTCATCCAAAAGTGTATCGACCGCGATCTTATGACTATTGCAGTCTTGCACAGCTCAGGAGGCCAAGGTCTGTACATGACAGCTCAGTGTTTTACTTCTGATTTGTCCACTCCGCTGGAAGACGGAATGACCATTAGCCTTTCTTTCTGCCCCGTCTACGACAGTGTCGGCGGAGCACCAGTTTGGGCGTAGAATGATTTTTTCTGGGGGGTTAGCATGCCTAGCCCTCCTTCTTTTTTGGGAGATTTTTATGTACGAATTAAAGTGGATGCTAGAACTTAGTGACGAACTTAAAATTTCACTTCGGGAAGATGCGGCTAAAGAGCTTGGCCTTGAGGTGAGGACTACCGTTGGAAAGCTCCGTGAAGCTATTGAGAAGCCAGAAGACATACAAGAGATGATTGAGATCGAAGACGATCTTGAAATGGAACTGTAAACAAACGAGGGGTACACAAATGGAAGCTACACAATTTAAGGACTCAAAAGGCGAGATCTGGACACTCGACATTAACGTAGGCCACTACTTAAAAATAAAGTCAAAATTTGGAATAGACATTTCTGAATCTTTTAGCCAAGAAAACAACTGGCTGGCAAAACTAGCAGCACACGAAAATATTGAAATACTTTTGGGGGTTTTAGACCTGCTTACTTCTGAAGAGAGGGAAGAGAGGGGTTTAACTCTAGATCAGATGTACGAGGGTATGAACGGTGACGTTATTGCCGATTCCACTCAAGCACTTGTCGAAGCCACGGTGCTTTTTTTACCTGCCCACAAACAGAAAGCGATGAGGATAGTAGTCGATTCAGTGAAAGTGGGCATGGAGAGGACAGTGAAGCACATAGAGGAAAAGGCAGTAGAAGTTCTGGAGAAAGTGGAAGAGGAAGTGGACAAGGCGATCCAGAACGAATACAAGACATAGCATCGCAAGTCTATAATTTTATCTGGGAGACATCTGGAATACTAAAGTTAGACCCAAGGCCATTTAAGTTTCACCAGCTTCTTTTAATGCGTGAAGGGTGCGAGTCTGAAAGTTGGGATAGGCTTGCGTACTTCATTGGAGTTTACTTAGCGAGTCAAGGTAACAAAAACATAAATGTAGACAGTTTCCATAAGTTTAGGCAGCAGAAAGAAAAAGACAGCTCGATAACTAAAGAGGAACTCCACTCACTTAAGTCCCATTTTAAGGATTAACTATGGCGCAGTATGGTATCAATCCGTTTGCATTATCCACGAAGTTTAAAGTAGGAAGGCTGACGGGAAACCAAGCCTTTTCCACTTGGTCTATGAACAATATAAATAAGTGGATGAAAGAGGCCGAAAGCAGGATGTTTTCTGCAGCAGCTTTTTGCCGCACTGACATGCGTAGGTCTTTTGGCAGAAAAACAAAGTCCGTAAAAGGTCGAAACGGGTACTATTGGGGGTCAAGCAGACCTAGTGCTGCGGGCTCGCCTCCAAGGAAAAAAATGGGTAAAGGAAAGGCGGGTCTTCAATTTGTTACTTTTAAACAGGAAAAGCAGTTCACTTTTCGCATTGGCTCTGACATGTTTCCGTCTCCGTCACCAAAAGATAAAACAACTTTTCACGCTGACGTAATCCACAACACAGGCGGAACTGGCAAGGTCTGGCTCCCAATTCATGTAGACCAGATTCCAGATAGGAACTTTAGATTTTGGGCTATTAGCGGAGTCGTCAAGTGGCCTATGACTTGGAAATCATCTTACTACCCAAAAAGAAACTACTTAGAGACACCAAAGAAGAAGACAATTAAACAATTTCGAACATTGTTTTCCCAGCTAGACCAGCGTAAGGGTAAATTAGCAAGGTAGAACTTAACGTATTAGGAACCTGAAATGGCAAATCCATCCACAAGAGCGTCAGTTATACTAGGGCTCAAAGACAATGTAACCCCACGCCTAAAAAGACTTTCCGGCGGTCTCGACAGGGTAGCAGTCAAAGCTCAGAGGGCTGGGCTCGCTATGGGAGTTGGTGCAGCTGGACTTGGAATGGTTATGAAAAAAACCGTGGGTGCTGCCGTTGAGCTTGACGACAACATGCGTAAAGTCCAAGCTCGCGCAGGAAACATGGATACCACAAAGCTAAGTATGCTTAGGGAAGAAGCAAAGCGTCTTGGCCGAGAGACCAGTTTTACCACTGGAGAAGTATCAGAGCTTATGGCTACTTTGGCGCAGGCAGGTCTTAGCGGTGATCAAATTGATGCCCAGACGGAAAACATGTTAGCTTTTGCTCGTGCCAATGGACTTGCAACAGACGCTGCCGCTGAGTTTGCTTTCCAAGCTGGCTTGGCTTTTGGGATCGACAAGGGCGACACAGCAGGGATTGAGCATGTTACAGATGTTATGACATATGCTGCCACAAACTCCTTCCAAAGCGTGGAGGACATAGGAGAGGCATTTAAAATGGTCGCACCTGTAGCCAAGGCAACGGGACAGTCCATTGAGGACGTAGGAGCATCTCTCGCTATTATGGCAAACATGGGAATTAAAGGATCGAATGCTGGACGGCAGATGAAGAATGTTTTGCTCAAGGTGGGAGAGAGTGGATCGGATGTTGCAAAAACGCTGGGCGTAGAGGTTAGAAACTCTCAAGGCGATATGAAAAAACTACCAGAGTTGCTCGCAGACTTTTATGACGCAACTGCCGACATGGGTAACGTAGACGCAATGAAGTTGTTTAACAAAGCATTTGGTAAAATTGGACTTAACGCTGCGATGATTGGAGGTCAGGGTGCAGAAAACATCCGAAAGATGGCGAGAGAGATGGGAGGTCTTGGCGGGTTTACTCAGAAGACTTCCGATCTAATGGATGCCGGAATAGGTGGAGCTCTCAGGAGGTTAATGTCTGCCGTGGACGGTATTGTTATTGCCATCGGAGAGTCGATGGTTCCAATCATAGACGGCTTGGCGAAAGTGTTTTCCTTTTTACTAAACGTCGTCACTCCAATAATTGCAAACTTTAAATGGCTAGGTGCAATAATAATGAGTGCCTTTGGTGTTCTTGCTGGAGGAGCAGCTACCCTACTGACCATCGCAGGTGTTTTCACGATTGCGTCTGCTGCAGTTTCTGCTTTATCTTTTGTTTTCGGCACGTTAGCTTCAATACTGTCAGCTGTTGCAGTTCCCGTAGGTATAGTGGGTGTAGTAATAGCTGCCCTTGTAGCAACTGTAGGTGCTGCGGTTCTTATGTTTGTAGACTTAGGGCAAGTTTCTGCGGGACTTGGTAAGCTATGGGCAAGCATAACGGAGACAGCTAACAACTTATTTGAAACGGTTAGCAGTGGCTTTAAAGGAATACAAGATGCAATGAAGGCTGGTAACATGGATTTGGTCTGGGACATTATACTCCAGACTATGAAAGTTGCGTTCTTGCAGTTTATGGACTTTTTTGGTGACACATGGCGTGACAAAGTAAAGTGGGCTGTGGACACACTGTATGGTTTTGCTAATGGCTTTAACGAACTTTGGGCTACAATAATTGACGGACTAACTTCCGCGATCATAGGTCTTCTAGATCTCCTCGGCCTTATTGACGACCGAATGGCCGATGGAATGCGTAAGGAGATGAAGAACATACGCAGGGAAAAGAGAGAGGCTGCTCAGGCAAAAATTGATTCCATCAAAGCGTCGATTGACGGAGTGGTGGGGTCAAGTACAGACGCAGAAGTAGCTAAGTTAAACGAAATGCTGGAACTAGCTGAGAAGGCTAGAGAAAAAGTAGACGAGGCCGAAGCAGCAAAGCAAGACCAGAAAAAAAAGCCTTGGTGGGTGCAAGCGGCAGAGGATGCAAAAACAGCTGCCCAAAATGCAGCCAACGCTGCTTCTGAATGGTACAACAAGACTTTTGAAGAGGTCGAGGTAAAGACAAAAACCACCCACGGTTCGATGGGGGCTTTTTCTGCTGCCGGTCTCGCGTCAAAGCTAAACAAAGATATGTATCAGGTGGCTAAAGATCAGCTTACTGAAGTTAAAACTACAAATCAAATTCTACTAAAGAATCGTAAGAAAGGGGTATGGGTTAACTAATGGGAGCCATAACAGAAAAACAAGAATCGAGGTCTTTGTCGCACTCTGCGGAGTCGGCCTCACATACTAGAGTTTATAATTTAATTGACTATCAAGACGCACAAGAAGCACTTGTAGCACTAAATAATTTTATTCCGCCTACGGTTATTGTAGGTAACTTTTTATGTATTCTACCAGAGTTTGACGTATCTCCAGACTTTTCCGATCCAGACAGAACTTTGCACACAGGAACAGTTACTTGGAACACTGCAGACCAAGCTGACGGCGGCTCTGGATCAGAAGACGACCCAAAAGAACCCGAAGACAACACATCGTTTTCCTTTTCCTTTTCGGCTATGTCTGACATGAAGCTGAGGTCTCCAGCAAACAGCACCCCCCGCTTAGTAATTGGTGACAAAGTTACGAGTACAGACGATTACGAGATTAACAGACAGCACCCTGAGCTCCCACCGGAGGGTGTTGAGTTTAACAAAGCTATTGTAACCATATCTGCTAAAACTGTAATACACAGCAACACTGCATCGAACGAGTGGTTTAAGGATAGGCTTAACCAAGTGTGGACACTAAACAATAGTAGCTGGAGGAGCCTTCCGGCTAAGTCAGTAGCTTTTACCGGACTTGAGGGATCTCGCAGGAAAGACGGACACTGGGACGTAACGTATTCTTTTGAGTACAGGCCAGACAATGCAGGGGAGGATATAAAAAATGGTGATCAGACGTTTAAGGTTCCTGCTACTTCTGGGTGGCAATACATTTGGGCTGAATACTCAAAATTAGATCAAACAACAGACGAAGAAGATAACCAACCTATTGTCAAGCGTAACATCAAAAAAATTCACATAAATGATATATATGAAACATCAGATTTTTATGCTTTAGGAATGGTGGGGGTATAACGATGGGTAAGAAACCAATCAAGACTGAAAAAGCTAGGGCTAAGTCTGGGAGGGGTGTATCCGCTTCTCAATGGAATGGGTTCCTTGCGATGCACACCGACTACTACAATGGCAACGCTTCAATTGGAGCCTTGCCTCCACTATTGCAGAACTCCGTAATAGCCAGTGCTGTCTTGAAAGACGGCACTAGCTCTGTAGGTGCTTTCCAACCTGTCAGAATTGTCAAGAACATAAACTTCGTTAGCCTAAGCGCAACAGCACCCTGTTACGAAGTTGTGCCTGTCGATGACGAAAACTATAAAGACAAACACGGAAACTACGGGTTTACATTGGCAGAGGGCGTAGGTGAAGAAGCCGGAGGACGCATCGTAATATCTGGTCTTGCTATCGCCGAAGTCAAAGCTGAGAAACTTTACTATGACAAGTTGGAGCAAGCTAGAAAAGGTTCTTACGACTCAGCTTTCTATATGGTTGCCGATAAAACTTTAAGTACAGACACGGAAGTGATATCTCCTGTCGGCCACTTTAAGATTATCAGCTGGTATGACCCCGATGCGGTCGCCAAATTTGAGGCAGACGAAAAGCTATATGTTGCTATTGATTTAGGGCAACGATCTACTTTATTTTCTGCGGAGATATCATCTTCGATACCTAAATCTGTGTACGATTCTCTGACTGAAACTACTACTTATTCTTCCCAAACCGCTACAGTTTATTTTGGTAAAGACGAGACGACTGCTACCGAAGGAAAATTTGAAACAGAAAAAGACGATGCGTTTAAGATATCAGTTCACAACCACACATCAGAAAACATCGGGAAGGGTAAGATATCTGTAATATATTCTCATGAGTACAATAGATTTCTTGCAGTAGCCCCAGCACCACTAGAAGAGGATGAGATTTGCCCAGAAGTTTATCAAACTTGGTATGAAACAGATATACGATGTGTCGGAAACGGAACGCAGGGTGAGGGGGAGCTGCACCAGTATAAGAGGCAGAACACATATGAATATAAATGCGAATATGACCCCCTACTTGACATCATTAAATGTTGTCCAGATATGTTCCAAGGAGCTTGGTTTTATGATCGAAGAATTGCCTGTAGTGTTGACTGCTGTGAAGACTTGCCACCAGACTACTGCACAAACTGTGATGATTGCGTAACTCTTTACCTCCAGAACATCGACACTAAAACATACAAAAAGACTGGTGCCATTATAGGTGGGACTTCAGTCGTGTACAAGGTTTGCACGCCAGATCCGTGTTACTGGTATTTGACTGACCAAGAAATTGCCAGCCACATTGACTTTGATGGTGATATATGCCCTTACCCTGAAGACACCGCAAACCCAGACCATTACTATACTATTTGGTTAGTAAGTCTTGCTTGTGAATCAGGAAGTGACCACACGGTTCAAGACAAATATAAGGTTTCGGTAGACAGGCTGTGTGTTAATCACGGATCAACTGTTCCAGCCTCTCCTTCGCCATATAAACCCCCTGCCAACACGCTAGTGTCAGGTACTTCCATGTCTGGAGCTCATGCGGAACACGTAGAAAAACTATGCTCCGACCCTGATGTAACTGGTACACTTGATGTCTACTATAATGGTAATTCTGGTCAAAGAGTTCTATTCCAAGTTGGGTTTGATATCACAAAAGTCGATTGCCCAGATTGCGGATCTGACTACTCCTCTTGCTCTGGATCAGGCTCCGGAGGCTCAGGAGGCTCAGGCGGAGCTGGGAGCTCTGGATCAGGCTCCGGAGGCTCAGGAGGCTCAGGAGGCTCAGGCGGAGCTGGCGGAGCTGGGAGCCCATAAACATGAACCCACAAAAGATAATAGACCTAAACAACAAGTTCCCGTGTCCCTCTGGGCATAGAGGAGATGTTGTGGATTGGAAAACTAATAGACTGTGCGGGCTAAGGCACAATAGGGATGTTCCAGTATTTGAATGTAGCTTGAAAGGGACAACCTGCACCGTAGAGCCCTACATGTCTGGGCAGGAGGAAGATTGCTGCAAAAAATGCGATCACTTCTGGAGGCACGATGAGATAGAGCTCCACCAGCTAGGGGTGCAAAAGACTGCACCTATAGAGGTAAAACTAAGGAAGTGCGAGTGTGGCAGGATGTATGAGGGAACGGCTGATTATAAAGGTTGCGGTATTACGAAGTGCATAAACCCAGATTACATAAGATAAGGGAAGGCTATTTGCCCCGATAGCTGGTGTGGAATCTTGTTGAGGAAGCACCTCCCTTAACATAAAAAGCCCCTGTAGCTCAGTGAGTTACAGGGGCTTTCTTTTTTATTGGTTATAGTGAGGATATTGAATTTCCCAAACCTCTTTAATTCGATGTCTCCGCCCGTCAGTCCAGTCCTTAATAAGCCCATATTTGACGGCAAGAGCGTGATCTGTCGTAAAAGCGATGTAGTTGTTTTTACGCGGAAGCGAGAGAGTCGCACACGTCTTTCCCCGCCACGTCTCCAGTTTCTCAATATGATATCCCAGCCGGAAAAGCACCTTCTCAACCATCCACGTTGTGCATCCACGCTTTGACTTCCTGCCCGACAGACGGAAAACCTCGTGAACTTCCTTGTAACTCTTGCCAGTTGCAATCGCGACAGCAATAACAGTGCAGTCGTTTGTATCTTGGATCGCCTTTTTTTCTGCCAAGATTGATTGAGGAATTGCCATTATACTACGACTCCTAACTTTTTACTGGTTGTTATTTTCTACGTCTGAAACTATGGTCGAGTAAAGCCCCATTACCCAGTCTGCACTGTTTTCACCAGTGAGCTCTTTATTTTCGACACCAGTGCTTTTGAAGTATTCTTTTATAAGTCCAATCATCTCTAGCGTACCCCAAAGCATTGCCTCTTCTCGCGTAACCTCCTTATCTACTGACTCAAGCAAAGCTGCGTAGTTTGCAGCCATTGTTTTTATTTTACACTTTGTTTCAAACGCTTCTCGCATCAGCTGTATTGATAGGTTTAACTTTGTCATCTTAGTGTCTCCGAAGTTGGTTGTGTCTTGTACTTCTTTATCATACAAGTTACTTCGGAAACTACAAGTGAGATATTTAAGAATTGCCAATATTTAACGGAATAGTTTTTTTAACTCGGTTTTTACCGCTTTACTTTATTGAAATACTTTCTGCAAGCACGCAAATTGCCTCTTCCATCTTTAGTTCCATCAGCTCTGAAATCCCAGAAACCCGCAATGCTGCGTGCATTAGTTCATGCTTTAGCACTCGGTTATACCTAGACTGCTGGAACCTTAAATAGTCATCCAGTTTGATAACTCTTTCGCTTACGTAGCACGCACCCTCACATCTTTCCCCCTCGACCAAAAGGTTTTGTACGTGCTCCACAACAAAAGACTGACCCAAGACTGTGACTTGGTAACTGTTGTTTTCAATCATTTTTCCCCCCTAAGCAGCTAACTGTTCCGCGAACTGAAGCACCCCCAAGGCACAACAAAATTACGCTTTGCATCGTGTTCCACACAACAGGCTCGGATGCACGCCCCGATATAGATAAATAACTGAATATACCGACCATCACAAACATTACGATTCGCGATGATGAGAGTTTTCCCTTTTCATCTCTTAACATCTTATTTCCTTCTAATTATGTTACCGTTTTCGTCGTAAAGAGGATGCTTTTCTAACCATTTGTTTGCACAAATAAAAGAACAAAAATAGTTGTCCTCCCAGCCTGCTGCAATCCGAGCAAAAACGCTTTCAACTGCCGTCTGAGTGCCGCAATGCTGGCATTTGATTGGGACAGGCCATAGCCCCAGCAATATCAGTGGCATTAAATACACAACACGCAAAAACTTAAATCTTCTGTTCATTTTTACTTCCTAGTGCCGCTAAAAAAACGGCACACCAGTACATGAAAACTATCCCAGAGGTAAAACAAAAAAAGCCGTACATGCGAGCTGCGGCAAACATCATTATGATGACTACATGCCACAAAAAAACATTAAGGGCTTTCATTGTTCATCTCCTGTATCCTTGCATGAAGTGCCTCTTCCGCAGCCTGCCAAACCGCTTCCATTCGAGTTGCTGTAGGGTCATCGAATCCAACTAAGCTGCCTATTTTTTGCCAGTCAGACGAAAGTGTGTTTACGTGTTGTTCTTGCTGCTCAATGTTCATTTGCTTTCCTTTTTTTGTTTAGTTTCTTCGTTGCGGTTAATTCTATCCATTGCTTCTCGATAGGCTTGCCTGTCGGTAGTTCTATCTCTATCACCCTTGCTCACAAACTTTCCCCTCCTCTAAAAATTTTTGGAGGAATGCCAACGCACGCCACGCCACTTTGCTCATATGCAGCCTGCCATCCTCGTCATACGGATCTTTGCTGTGGTCTGCGATATGCCTCACTATTGCGTCTAGCTCGTCCGCAGACTTGCTCCTGTCCCAATACATAGGCTTGTCGATGTCATTGTGTTGTACATGACCCACCATGCTATTTTGTGCAACAGCCGCCAACGCGAGGGGGAAGTAGGCTAGGCATCCGCTGTACATCGGAGTCATTTTCCGGTACTCAGATTTACCCATGCTAGGGTAGTCTAGCACAGGTCTAGCCTCTTCCCCCTTCTTCATATCCTTGAGAGCTTTAGTTCTGTCTTCGTCGCTCATAGCCCAGTGCTGCATATTGTATCTCCGCATTAAAAGTAATCACTTCTTAAATCTGTAGCTGAAGAATCCCTCAACAGCAGTCGGTAATCCTACACACCATTCTCTTTCACTTTCCATAATAGACTCAATCTGCTTTAGAGTCAATTCTGGATTTTTTGATGACCCTTCGATGATAACTTCGTCATGTACTGTCAAAAGTAATCTGTGTCCTTTTTTGTCGAGCTCAAGCATACTATCTACCATTACGTCTCTGGCAATCGCCTGACAAATGTTTTCGCACCACTTACCACCATAGCTGTCGGACAACACAAAGTTTTTTCCGAGAGGTCTTTTATATTTAACCGCAGGTCTGTCAAATCGGTTAGTGAACAAAGAGCAGCTTTGGTATCGTATAACCCTCCCAGAAGGTAACGTAAAGTGCAATGCACCTCCTTCGGTGTACCACTTACCATCTTCGCTTTCGCCCCTTTGGACAGCTTGTACAGCCCCTGAGTCCAAGTCCCACCAAAGCTGTCTAATGTCGGGATACTCGTTACGGTACGTGTCAACAACACCTTGAGCAAAATCTAGTGAAACCTCAATGCCACTTAGCTTCAGGGTTGCTTGAAACTTATTTGCACCCATGCCGTACCCCAGACCAAGGACTGCCTGCTTTCCTACCATGCGTTTCTTTTTGTCCGATTTGGTTACTTCCTCACCAAAAACTTTACTCGCAAATAGGCAGTATATATCTTCTCCTGTGCGAAACGCTTCGACTAAGTTTTGCTGCCCTGCGTACCACGCCAATACCCTAGCTTCAATAGAACTGTAGTCAACAACGTATAGCACTCTGTCTTCAGAGGCTCTCAGCATAGCCCTAACTGCAGATTTAGCACCATCGAACACATTCCCCGCCATCCTCTTAATATCTTCTATCTGCCCACTTAGGATGTAATCTGCAAGTGTGTCTGTGTCTGCCACGGTTCCGCGAGGCAAGTTCTGCGGCTGAAGACCAGAGCCAGCCCACCTACCAGTAGTGGCACCATGATACCTAAGACTTCCCCTAATCCTTCCGTCATCGTTGACCATATCTAAAGCACGCTTAAATTTTCCAGTAGAGCTCCCCCCGCCTCTCTGCCTGCATAGAAGCACCTCTCTCACGTCATCTTGCAGGTCTCCATCTAACATGTCTTTAACGTAGTCTAAGCTAAGGGTGTCAGTTTGTATCCCCTTCGTCGAAAGCCAATCTATGATTCGTTTTGCCATAGTAGGTCTTTCGACTAAGCCCCCAGTAAGACGCATAAGAGTGTCACTTAGCTCGTTTGCAGATCTGTTTACCATTTCTATAGACCTACGAGCTAAGTCTTCGTCTATGGAAATACCCCTGCAATTCATTTTTTGGTCTAGCTTCCAAACCTTAAGTTCCCTTTCGGGGAGGTCGCCGAGTCTTCTGTGTATTTCCCTTTCAACTTCAACATCCCGTTTGCAATATGATTTAATTATGTCCAAATCGCTGTATGGTATTTCGTCGAGAGGAACTCTGTAATATTTTCGGAGAACTTTAGCCCCGTCCTTATCCTTCTTCATTTCCAAATTTAAGTGTTCAGCCACTGCCTCCAAAGACGCAGGAAGCGCATTGTAGCTTGCAACAGCCGATGTGCATCGCATATTGACGTTATCTATTCCAAATACGTGATATAGTATCTGCTCCTCCATTGCGGCATTATGTGCGTACACAAGACCGCCTTCCCTGATGTGCCTTCTGACTTTGTTAGGCATCCTAACTTCTACTTTAACTGGCTCATCATCAAAAGCGTAGCCTATGCAAAGCACTTCCGTGGAGGGGTCGGCACAATATCGGTAGGTTCCTACAGATTTAATGTCAGACTTAGAGGATGTCTCAAAATCGAGATGCAAAATTTTACTCATTGCACCCTCCAATCAAGCCTTTCCGAAAGTTCTATTTTATTTTTTGCTTGAGGTTTTTTCATAACAAAACAAGCTGGAATAACTATATTACCTTCGTCGTCTATTTCATCCTCCTCAATTCGTATTACTACAAAGCCATTTTCCCTAAAAAACTTTGCTTGGTCGTATCTTTCCTCGCCTACCTCCACTTCAATTTCAGCTCCGTTTTTTACTTCAATAGAGTCGAGTAGCAGAGTCCCTATTCCACTTCTCCGTAGCTTTTTAGTTACCCCGACCCTAAACAGGTTAGCCATCTTGAAAGAGCCTATTTTACCTTCTAAGTACACCATATAGCCTACTATTTCGTCATCAAGTATAGCTACACTTCCCTTGTAAGTTGTGTAAGCACCTTCGTTAAGTACAAACATTTCCACAAGATCCTGCTCTCTGAAAGGCTCTTCTACGTGGAGCTCCTGCTCCAGCCTTTGGACTCCGTCAAAATGTCTTTCGTCAATATCTTCTATTGTAAATTTATCAAACATTATCGTTACCCCCAGTTAAACTTGCCAAGGCTCAAAAATACCAGTCACGCCGTCTAGCACAACACCACAGCCCAAAATTGGTTTTGAAGAATATTTTATACCATATTCTTGGAGCTGATGCGATGCGTCTGCACCAGTCCCGCACTGAAGCCCAAAAATTCGTGTAAATTTGTTTGCGTAATATGTTACACCGGCTTTGCTGTGGTGATGGCCTTGCACTACCGACCTAAATTCATCCTTAGCATTTAAAATCGCACTTGCCCTTCCGCGATCACCATGCTGATATATTACGTCATCAATAACTATTTGACCGAACCTTTTTGTTACTTCCCAGCCTTCCGGCAGTCGCCACAAATCTGAAGGTGACAGAAGATACCAGTCTGGCACACCAACCTCTTTTGCCCATCTATAAGGCAAAGCGTCATGGTTACCTATTAAGAAATTTGCTTCTGGAAAGGCAGTAGTAATCTCTTTTACCTGTTTCAATGCCTGCTCATATTCGTTTAAAACATTTTTGTTGCTGGGCTTTTTTAAGTGAAAACTCAAACTATGATTGTCTACGAGGTCTCCGATCATAACAACTTTGTCACAATCCCAAGCGTGATACGTTTCCAGTAAAAAGTCTACATAACCCTTTCGCATGCAAGGACAGTGCGTGTCCCCAATTGTCAAAACTCTTGCCATTGAAACCTCGAAAAAAGAAAGATAGAAAAAAGCCCCCCTACATCTAGGAGGGCTATAAAGTACATCTGAGCTAGAAAGCACCAAAATCAGACTCGACAGTTGAGGTGCTGCCGAATGCTTCTCCGTCTCCGGTTCGCTGTACATTTCCGAGGTATAACGAGACACCCTTCTTGCCTGCAAACTCCCAAGCATATGCAGAAACAGCTGCCCGCATTTCGCACCCGCCGTAGACTATTGTTTTGTCTAACACTGGGTTGAGCTCCATGTCAACGACTTTAGGTGGGTCGGAAACTTTCGCTTTTGCTATTGCAAACTTCTTACCGACATATTCAGGTCTTTGTTGTCCTTCGGAATCTAGCTTTCCATCGCCGTCCTTCATGGGCATCTGAATGTTTGCGGGGCGATTTGACCCCCATTTTTTGTCGATTGCACTTTCGCAAGCAGCCTTTAAGTCTGATAGATCTTCGTCCCTATCCCAAAGCATGGTAATTGAAAACTTTGGATCAGATCCTTCAAATCCCCCCGCCTCAAACAGCTGAGGAAATGAAGCGGTGAAAACTGGAGTTGTAATTCTTGTTGACATAATACTTTTTCTTTCTTCTTAAACTTTATAAACGGAAACTTGAAACTCGCACTCAGTCTTGGTTAGCACTCCTCTCTGCCAAAATATTCGTCTTGACAATTCTGGCACATTGCAGAAATGTTGTATTCCTTCTGCGATAACTCATCCCTAAACGAAAGAATTTGCTCGCCGCATAGGTTGCAAATGTTATCTTCTTTTGCCTGCTCAATGGAAGCCAGCTTTTTTGAGACATCCCAATTTTCATCCCACATATTACTCTCCAAAATCACGGTTCAATTCTTTCCTGCCCCTAACAGCACAAATGTTTTTAGCCCTGCACCAAAAACAATGGCTGCCCTCCTTGGCTATAGCTTCCATTCTATCCTCACTAACTTCATCGGCAATTTTAGCTGTCTGCTTTACTCTGTAAAGATGTTTTTTAACTGCATCTATATCCAATCCCGTAGATCGCGTTTTTAATTTAGTTGTTCCGTTAGGTTGTATTACTGCAATTGTAATGGTTTCAATATCAGGGAATCTATCTTTAAGTAGGCAGGCGTAACACAGTAATTGAGGGTTGACCTCTCCCTTTCTGTTCTTTACCTGAACGACTGACCTGCCGTTTTTTAAATCCGCTAATAACGCATGTGTCCCGCTGACGCAAACGTAATCTGCAGTACCTCGAAGTTCTGGTATTTCGCTATGCTCCATTTTGAGCTCTGAATACACTTCGGAATCTTTTGCCGGTATCCCCACTTCTGATAGAAAAAAGTTAACGGTGTCAATCATTTTTTGATTTACAGAGATTGTGTATGGAAAGTCCATTGCCTCTTCATCGAACACTTCTATGCTTTCGCCCCTAAATTTTTCAGGACTTTTTTCTTCCTTAATGCACTTTTCAAGGAGCTCATGTGTCGCACTCCCCAAATAGGCGGGTATCATGTCGTTTCGTTTTACAACTGGAACCCTTTCTTCTAAAACAAGCGAGGCAGGGCATGCAAGCCAGCGAGAGGCTCCTGATGGCCTAAGTTTATACTTCACATCATACTCCAAATTCATTGTTTGAAAGTGCTATGTTTTGGAACACATACGGCTTGGTTCCGTTCACGCTTTTTCGTGTTCTTGGCAGTCCAATACGCTCCATCTCCATGCAAAACTTCTTCCTGCCAAGCCGACCGCCTGTTCTCACATAAGATTGAAAAGCATCCACTACAAGTACAAAAGATCCAGCTTTTTTTGTGAAGAGGTCTTCCGCTACTCTTGCAAACTCATCTTCATTGACCCGATACATTTCGGTTGCTTCATCCACCGCCTTGCATGTCCCTACTCCCATTGCCACAAACTCCCTGTACCCCTGAATGAGCCAGTTAGCCACGCCTGCAAGTTCTTCTCTTAGCTTGCTGGGAATAGTTATATCTTTTTTGTCTTCTAGGTTCACAGTGAAAGGAACCAGCCTCAGCCTCCGCCAGATGCCAGCGTCACGACCTTTAATTAGCGGTCTGTGATTGGTGCAAATGACAGAAGTGTGAGATGGCTGAAAGTGCCACGGGTTCTCTCGCATCCTGCGAGCTTCTATTGTGTCCTGTGAGGTTAGCTTTTTGACCGTAGATTCCGCGAGTGGAACGTCTGCCTCCATCTCTGCGAATATGGCGAGTCTCGCATTATGGAGTTTTGCCATGTAGGTCGGGTGCATATCTTTTCTATTGTCCAGAAGCTCTGAGGGTAGATGGCTACTGTAGCTGCCCAGTAAGTCAGCAATACACTGAACAATGGTGCTTTTACCATTGCAACCATCACCGTAAAAAATGTTGAAGACAGGATCACTGCAATTGCCAGTGATAGATAGCCCAAGAAGCCTTCTAACATAGCGAATGAGGTCGTCATCTCCCGCAAAAACGTCATTGATAACACGCTCCCACGTTGGCGAGGTCTGGCCTTCGACGTAATCAGTGTTGCACTGATGAAAGCAAAAATCCTCCGGTGAGTGACCCCTGAATTTATCCTCTTTGAGATCATAAGTTCCGTTCCTAAAATTCAGCAGATATGGGCTTTCACCTATATCTCCTAGTCCTATACGTAAACCCCTTTCCCCCTTAGCCTGCTTAATAACTCCATTGGTGTTATTGTAGTTTAGCAGGTTTGATATCCACGCCTCTGCTTTCGCTGATTCCTCGCCTCCAGATTCTGGTATTCGTGAAGACAGCCTGCACAAAAACTCCATGACTATCCCGTGGAACCTGCTGCCTCCAGAATCAATTCTCCAAGCCCCATCGGAGTAAATGATCCACTGACCCCAATCTTCAACAAACTTGCAGAGCCGACCTTCTGGGTCTTCTGAAAGCTGCCTCACTACATTGGAGTGGTTGCGACTAGCCTCGTTCAACAGCCAAGGCAGCAGGTTCCCTTCTTTAACGGGTAATTTATCAAAATCCGATTCAGGCTCAATTCGAGGTCTGTCTTCTGGCTTCATGGCTTTTACTATCGTAGCCACGGTAACTGGCCTAGCAGCGTCTAGCTTGAGGCTGTCCCAGTCTCGATCTACAGAGTGTTTGTTGTACTGCTCTGCATCGCCTGAGCTCCAGTCGTTAAAGACTTCCTTGCCTTCCTGAGAGCCTGCTGTGCCGTGGTGAGCAGCCTGCATCATGCGAATCCAGTCCTGCCTGTTCTGGTAATCCATAATGTCCAGTTTGTCTAGCATGCTCTTTAGTTCATCAGGAGAAGTAGTTCCTGCCTGAGCACCACTAGGTTTTACCTCTTCTATTTGCGAAACATCATATCCCATGACCTCGCTAAGTGACTTAATGTCTACCTCTTTAGCATCTTCAACTATTACGAGAGATTCTGTAAGGGCAAAATACTTATTATCAGTAAACAGCTCTATTTGCGGTACATGTCCCCCATGCCTTTTGGCCTCAACAAAACGAACGCCCCGCTTGATTGAACCGGAGCAGGGTAGGATAACTTTTACCCCAGTGCCTGATACACTTGTGTTTACAACTGTGGCGGAATCTTCTGTAGACAGCTTTGCTAACATATCAGCCGCCCAGCTCTCTGTTTTGCCCTCGCTGTCTATGCAGGAGTCCAAGTCTAGACCAACAAAAGGTAAGTCTTTTGAGAAACATATTCCTAATCTAAATGATGGGTTATCCTCGCAAAACTGCTTTGCTTCTGAATATGTAGATAGGTTCCTGTTCCAACCTGCCTGCTTACCCGTTAATGCCGAAGTGGGTCTGTCTTTCCTCTCCCAAACCAACCAATTTTTATAGCTTTTTATTGACATCAAAATCAGCCTCCACGATTTTCCTGATTGACTTTATGGCAAGGCTAATTGCTTGTTGGCTTACTCCCACCTCCAAAGCAATTTCACTTTGCGTGAACCCTTTTGTTAGCTGTTGGGCAATAAACTTTTGATCGTCACTTAGCCGAGAATCAACCCAATCATCTATCTCCAGCTGCTCAACGTAATCGTCCTCAGTATTTCGCCTTCCTGAAGGGGCAGAACCCTCGTCTACAGAAAATTTATGTCCTGTAAACTCATCGCATTCATTCTTATATCCAATGTTGCGTGCTGCCTTCTGCACTGCAAAATAGTAATCTACTGCTTTACCTTCCAGAACAACTACAACGGTTTCTTGCCTTAAATCTTCAAAAAACTCGATGTCTCCCCTTCTGTTGGGCATTGCCTTTTCGATAAATGTGTGGACTTTAGCAGATATAATCCCTAATGCTGTTTTGTCTAACATGAATAAACCTTTCTGTGTGTAAATATATGACCAGTAATTGTGTCTTGGCACAACTAAAAAGTCATTTTTCCACGTTATGACATGTTTGAGTAAGTGTGGGTGCGAGCTATTTCCCTGTTTGCCATTTCAATGTCTGGCCTGCCTTCAGGGTCTAGCCACCCGTTTGCGTCTAAGGTCTTTTTGTATTCATTGAGAAGTGCTTTGTGTTGTGCGTGTCCAATTACGCTCAGCAATCCCATATCGTAAAAATGGACTAGCAATGCACAAGGGTGAATGCAATCCCACGTTCCCTCGCCAGAAAGTGTAGATACTTCCTCTGCTGGCTCGCCGCTAAACGCTCCAGACTCAATGTGAGTTTTAATGTCTCTAAGGCTTTTGAACTTAATCCCTTTGCACTCATAACCTTGTGAGCCAGTCGGAGAGCACGCAAAGTCTTTGCCGCATTCCGTTTGTATGCTGTACCCTTTACGCATTCCTAAACCGTTTTTGTGTCCGATAGTCTTTTTAATTTTCATCACTGTGCTCCTTCTTAAGTTTTTTGTCGTAAGTTCCGTATCTCGACAGCATAGTAAGATTTTTAACGAGATCATCTAAATCTAAATCACCGTATGAATATATTGACCCTATCCGAAACGGTTTGCCTTCCCGTACCAGTTTTCCACAATAATCTAGCAGCTGTTGGGTGGATCGGACTGTAGCGGTGTAAGTGTGTGTCTTTTGGACTATTTCAATAATTGCTGGGTTTGACATAATTAAACTCCCTAAACTAATTTTTACTATATGTTTCTTTTTCTCATCTCTCTATCAACTAAAATGATCTTAGAGACAAGAAGATGTCTGTCGGACTTTGCGTAGCGATAGCCTGTTCCCTCTTCCAGCAAATTGCTGTACTCCCTGCGAAGTTCAGCGTCTTCCATTGCCTCCACCTGTTTTAAATAATAACTTTCCATTACGCAACCCCATAATTTTCTTCTACTGAAAGACCATCGTCGTCAATAAAAAACAGTGTAGTTGATTTCATGTCTTCGTTCAATAGATATGCTGTACACCATTTCCTTTCGTTCGATACGCTGCCATGATGGACATCGTGTTGTTCTCCGTTAATCATCGTTATGCGTATCATCTTTTTCCTCTGCAGATAGAATGTCAACTACCCAACACCAGATCCCAAAATAAAGAGCTGCTGTAATTACAATAGCGGTTATTTCATATCCTATCATTCTGGTTTCTCCATCATCAAGAATAGTTGCGATCCATAAAGTATTATACCAAAC